AAAGAAGACCAAGCTCAACGTGTTAAAGAATTTATGAATTACTACATAACTTCGGTTATGGAAGAATATACGCCTGAGTTTGACCAGATGCTTTTCTATTTACCACTTGCAGGATCAACATTTAAAAAAGTTTACTATGATGAGAACTTAGACAGAGCTGTAAGTAAGTTTATACCAGCTGAAGATTTAGTTGTGCCCTACAGCACATCTGATCTAGAGACCTGTCCTAATATTACTCATGTTGTCAAAATGAGTTTAAATGATCTTAGGAAGAGACAACTATCAGGCTTTTACAGAGATATACCTGTCATACCAGCACAAGGCGAAACTTCTTCTGTCAAAGAGGAGTTAGAGCGTATAGACGGTATGTATCCATCTAATGTCGATTATGATTGTACCTTGCTTGAGTGTCATGTGGATTTAGATCTTGAGGGGTTTGAAGAAGAGGACGAAGAAGGTGAAGCAACAGGAATTAAGGTACCTTATGTCGTAACGATTTCTCAGGACAACGGCCAAGTTTTATCTATTCGCAGGAATTATAAAGAAGACGATGAGAAAAAGAAAAAAATACAATATTTTGTACATTATAAGTTTTTACCGGGGTTCGGGTTTTACGGACTAGGGTTAATACATACGATAGGCGGACTATCAAGAACAGCTACAGCTGCACTTAGACAGTTGATCGATGCAGGGACGCTATCGAACTTACCAGCAGGGTTTAAAGCTCGCGGCCTACGGATCAGAGATGATGACGAGCCATTACAGCCCGGAGAGTTTAGGGACGTCGATGCACCGGGCGGGGATATCAAAGCTAGTCTTATGTCTTTACCGTTTAAGGGTCCAGACCAGACATTGATGGCACTTTTAGGGTTTGTAGTTGACGCTGGACGGCGATTCGCAACGATTACGGACATGAAAGTAGGCGATGGTAATCAGCAGGCGGCGGTCGGTACTACGATTGCTATGTTGGAACAAGGCTCACGGGTCATGTCAGCTGTGCACAAAAGATTGCACTATGCAATGAGATTGGAGTTTAAACTGCTCGCTAATGTTATGTCTGAGTTTTTACCAGACAGTTATCCTTACACCATTGCGGGTGTGGATAGTTCAGTAAAGTCAGAAGACTTTGATGAAAGAGTCGATGTGCTACCTGTGTCAAATCCTAATATCTTTTCGCAAGCTCAAAGGATTGCTTTGGCACAGACAAAGATGCAGATGGCCACAGCAGCACCTGAAATGCACAATATGTACGAAGTGTTTAGGGATATGTATGAGGCCTTGGGTGTAAGAGATATTGACAGAATTTTGAAAAGAACACCTGAGCCAGAAGCAGAGCCAAAAGACCCTGCTTCAGAAAACATAGATGCTTTAGATATGTTACCGATGGTGGCTTTTGAAGGTCAAGACCATGAAGCTCACATCATGTCTCACATGGTTTTTGGATCAACACCGCTTGTAGCAGGCACACCACAGATTGCCGTGTCTTTACAGAAGCATATTATGGACCATGTAAGAATTAGTGCCAGAGAGAAAGCAGCTGTAGAGATGATACAAAGCAGTGGTGGTCAAGCGTTGTCGGAAGAGCAGATGCTTGACGTGGAAGCAAGGACAGCACAATATGTTGCAGAGGGAATGACATCCTTAAAACAATTAAGTGCTCAGTTATCGGCACCAGGACCTGATCCGTTAGTACAATTAAAAGAAAAGGAGCTACAGGTTAGAGCACAGGCTGAGGAGAACGATGCACAGATTGATGCGGCTAAACTAGGCCTGGAGCAACAAAAGGTACAGCAAAGAGACGCACAGTTTGATAAGCGACTTGATAGTCAAGAAAGACAGACTGCTGCTAGAATTAATGCAGCTGAAAGGCGTGAAATGATGAAACAACAAAAAGGAGGTCAGTAATGGCAAAAAAAAGAAATGGCAATAGTGTCGTAAATCTTGGTGCAGGCGCGATCAGGGAAATAATAGATATAAACAAAAAAATAATTGGCGCAAAGATTGGTTCTGGATTAGATTCGGGTGGTGTAGGTATAAGAGGAGCTGCTGCGGGAATGAGAGCAATGACAGGAAAGAAAGGTAAATAATTATGGCAAAAGATGAAAAAACAGAATCAGAATTAAGAAAAGAGTTTTTCGACGGTCCAGCTTCAGATATTATGAGTTTTGAACAGTTTTTGATGCAGCAAGGCCGCGGTGATTTAGTAAAGCCTATTAAGAAAAAAGAAGGTGGCGTTGTGACTGAATA